GGCCGCGACAACGACTACAACGAGCACGAGATCCCCGAGCCGTCGCCCCGCGACAAGCAGGCACTCCTGACCGCTGCGGCCATCGCCGTCGACAAGGCCAGGCAGATCATCGCGGCGGACGCGCCCGGTGGCGAGGAGGCCCGGGGCCTGGTCCGCGAGCTCCTCGACGGCGTCCAGGAGTGGGCCGCCAGCCAGCCGCCGCCGGGCGGTGAGTGAACGCTACCCTCTCCCCGCGGCAGCTCCAGAGCATCCACGAGAGCGGCCGGCACCGGATCAACCTGTGGCACGGGTCGGTCCGCTCTGGCAAGACGCTGGCCTCGACACTGGCGTGGCTGGGGTTCATCGCGAACGGCCCCCGCGGCAAGCTGGCCATGGTCGGCAAGACGCTGGAGACGCTGGAGCGGAACGTGCTCGACCCGATGGCCGAGCTGTTCCCGGCCAAGATCGCGGCCGACGCCGTCAAGCACACGCGCGGCGCCAACACGGCGACCATCCTCGGCCGGCTCGTCCACCTGGTCGGCGCCAACGACTCCAAGGCTGAGGGCCGGATCCGCGGCCTGACGCTCGCCGGTGCCTATGTGGACGAGGCGTCCCTGGTCCCCGAGAACTTCTGGTCGCAGCTGCTCGCCCGCCTGAGCGTCCAGGGCGCGCGCCTCTTCGCGACGACCAATCCGGACTCGCCGAACCACTGGCTCAAGGCCAACTACCTCGACCGGATCGCCGCGCTCGACATGGGTGCCTGGCACTTCACGATCCGCGACAACCCCGCGCTCGACCCGGCGTTCGTGGCCAGCCTGGAGGCCGAGTACACCGGCCTCTGGTACAAGCGCTTCCTGTTGGGCCTGTGGGTTCTGGCAGAGGGTGCCATCTATGACTCGTGGGACGTCGACCGGCACGTGGTCCGGCGCATCCCGACCATCACCCGCTGGTGGGTCGCGATCGACTACGGCACGGTCAACCCGTTCGTCGCCCTGCTCATGGGCCTCGGCGTCGATGGCCGCGTCTACGTCGTCAGCGAGTACCGCTGGGACAGCCGGGTCACCATGCGCCAGAAGACGGACTCCGAGTACTCCAAGGCCGTCCGGGCGTGGCTGGCCGATCCGCGTCAGGTAGGAGACTCGGCGCCGATCGTGCCGACGCCGGAGTGGGTCATCGTCGACCCCAGCGCCGCGAGCTTCATCCGGCAGCTCTACTCGGACGGCGTCCGGGGAGTGCGCGCGGCGGACAACGAGGTGCTCGACGGCATCCGGCTCACGGCCTCGACGCTGGCCCAGGACCGGTTGCGCGTGCACGAGAGCTGCAAGGGCCTGATCAACGAGATCCCTGGCTACACGTGGAACCCCAAGGCTCAGGCCCGCGGCGAGGACGAGCCGGTGAAGGTGAATGACCACGGATGTGATGCGTTGAGGTATTCACTCAAGCTGACCCGCTCCATCTGGTGGGGCGCGCGACTGGAGGCGGCCTGATGTACGACCTTCCCGCCTTCGATCCCTACGCGGACAGCCGTCGTCTCGCCGCCCAGCAAACCGCCGCGAGGGTGGCCGGGCGCTGCAATTGCTGCACGACCATCGTCGGGCGACCGCCTGGGCGACGGATCTGCTGGTGGCGGTGCTCCAGCGGCCATGTCGAGGGCCTGTGCGCGGCGTGCTTCGATCACTGGTGGGCAAACGCCAGGGAGGACCCAGCGCTGGCGCCCATCAGCCTCCAGTTCGAGACCGCCTGATGGCGCTGCCCGCCGGCGGCCAAGTCCCGTGGCCCCCGAAGGAGTGGGAGCGCTCGTACATGCGCTTCCAGGCGTGGTCAGCCTGGTACTCCGGCGACCCGAACCTCCTGAGCATGTACTACGGCGGCGTGGGCACGCCCAACGCCGGCGGACGGGCGGACGGCTTCTTCGGCACCGAGCTCAGCTACGCGGCCGACTCGTACGACTCGCCGTTCTGGCGCCGCTGGCTGTTCTGGGGGAAGCGCGCGAGCGACCCACCGAACCGGTACCGGCTGCACGTCCCGCTGCCGTCCGACATCGCGCAGACATCGGCCGACCTGCTGTTCTCGGAGCCGCTCGCGATCGTCATCGCGGAGGCGCGCCAGGCCAACGCCGATCAGGACGCCAAGGACTCACAGGACCGCGTCGGCGAGCTGGAGGACGAGGACGGCTGGGGCAAGACGCTGCTGGAGGCCGCCGAGGTCTCGGCGGCGCTCGGCGGCGTGTACCTGCGTTCGACCTGGGACCGGACCTTCGCCGACCGGCCTCTCCTGACCGCCGTGCACCCGGACGCCGCGGTGCCCGAGTTCCGGTACGGCGTGCTCTGGGCCGTGACGTTCTGGAGGTCCGTCTCAGAGGACGGCCAGAAGATCTACCGGCACCTGGAGCGCCACGAGCCAGGCCACATCCTGCACGGCCTGTACGAGGGCTCGCGCCGGATGCTCGGCCGCCCGATCGCGCTCAGCAGCCTGCCCGAGACCGCCGTGCTCATGGCAGACCAGGATCTGGAGACGCAGGCGATCGGGCTGCAGCTCGACGTCCCCACCGGCCTCGACGGCCTGACCGCGGTCTACATCCCGAACATCCGGCCCAACCGCGAGGACCGCCGATCTCCGCTCGGGCGATCCGACTACAGCAGCGTCGAGGGGCTCATGGACGCGCTCGACGAGGTCTACACGTCATGGATGCGCGAGGTGCGCCTCTGCCGCGCCCGCATCCTCGTACCCGGCGAGATGCTCGACCCCAAGGGCAAGGGCCTGGGCGCGACCTTCGACGCGGACCGAGAGATCTTCGTCGGCCTGAACCTGCTCGCTGGCGACGGCGATAAGCCCGAGTTCGTCCAGCCCGCCATCCGGACCGCCGAGCACCTGACGACCACGACCGATCTCGTGAGCCGCATCGTCCAGACGGCGGGCTACTCCCCGGCCAGCTTCGGCCTCGCGGGCGACGGCCGCATCGTCACCGCGACCGAGGTGGCCGCCCGCGAGCAGCGCAGCCTGGTCACCCGGGCCAAGAAGGCGACGTACTGGAGCAGGCCGCTCGCAGACATCATCGAGCGCTGCCTGCAGATCGACAACCTCGTCTTCAAGGGCCCGCCGGCCTACCGTCCAGACATTCAGTTCGCGGACTCGGTCCAGCAGGACCCGAAGGACGTGGCGACCACGCTGCAGCTCCTGCACGCCGCCGCGTCGATCTCGCTCGACACCAAGGTGCGGACGCTGCACCCGGACTGGGACGAGGAGCAGGTCGCGGCGGAGGTGCAGTTGATCATGGTCGAGCAGGGCATGGCGGTTCCGGACATGTCGGCGCCGCCGAACATCACGACCCAGGACGCGCTGCCCGCCACGAACGGCCAGCACCCGGTGCAGCCCGAGCCGCAGCCGGTCGGCGAGCCGACATGACGCCGCGGTGCCCAGAGTGCGGCGCGCCGCCCTGCTGCTTCCACGACGAGGATTGCGCGCTGGCCCTGCTGCGTCACCGGGAGGCCATGGCGGATCCGAACGCGCACCTCTCGATGCAGGACGTGGTCTACGGCCGCCTCCCGGTGACGCCCCGGGAGTACCTGACGGCGGCGTACGAGACCGGCCTCCGGTGATCCGGTCCTGGACGCGTGCCGACCAGCCCCTCCCTCGCTGAGGGCCTCTCCGAGCCGCTCCTCCGCCTCTACCTCGAAGCCGAGCTCGTCCTGCTCCGGCTCATCGCTCGGCGTCTGGCCAGGGGCATCGACGAGCCCGGCTGGGTGCACGAGAAGCTGCTGGAGGTCGAAGAACTCCGGCGCGAGGTCGAGCAGCAGGTCGGCCCGCTGACCGATCAGGGCCTGATCGAGATCCGGCGCGCGGTTGAGCAAGGCTACGCGCGCGGCATGGGCTCGGCGACTGCGGATCTCCGCGCCGCCGGCACCGTCCCGGCCATCAGCACCGCGTTCGGCCGGACCAACCGTCTCGCGGTGGAAGCGCTCGTGTCGGCCGCCACCAACGCGGCTCGCTCGACCCACTTCCGGATCTTGCGCTCGACGATGGACGCCTACCGCGCCGCGGTGGCGGAGTCGGTCGGCCAGGTGGCGGTCGGGACGCTGACCCGGCACGACGCGGCGCAGCAGACGCTGGACCGGCTTCTCGGCGGCGGCATCACGGGGTTCGTCGACCGGGCCGGGCGCAGCTGGGACCTGGCCTCGTACGTCGAGATGGCGGTTCGGACCAGCGC